GAATGGGCTTTGGGGCAGACGATGGGGAATGTGCGTATTGGTGGTATAATGTAACTGCTAGTCAAGGAATATTTCCATACTCAGACACTGGTGGTGTTAAACTAAGCAATTCAAGGTTACATAATGTTCCTACTATAATTACTACCGTAACCGTAACAGAAACAACCGAGCTTGAAGTTAGAATTAAGGGAGAGTCTAATCTAACAGCGATAGTTGCACAAAAATCGTGGGCATATATAAGGAGGGTTAAATGATGAAAATAATTGTAATAGCATTATTAATGTTGTGTTTGGTTTGCCCTATGAGCATAGCCGATACAAGCTCTGTTTTTTATGAAGGGGATATTCTTCATGTAGTTATCACCGATGACGGTTCAACGTATTACCTAGAAGGCAACACAGGTGTAAAAGATACTTGCACAAAACTACAGTACGATGCCGCTGTTCTTGCATACGAATACCCGAAGACATTTGAAGAGCGGATCGCTGAGCTTGAAGGTAAAGTAGTTAATTTAGAAAAAGTAGGATAAAGAAGGTGTCCAAATGAAGGGATATCAGACGACAACATTGAAGCAAGTAGTATAAAATAACAGAGGGGCTTGATGTGGCAGATCCTTGGGGCGGTGGTTTTGGAACAGGTGGTTTTGGTGAAGGTGGCTTCGGAGAGACGAGTAGTAGTTCTTCTTCTTCATCATCGAGTAGTAGTTCTTTTTCAAGTAGTAGCAGCTCATCGTCGAGTAGCAGTTCTTTTTCAAGCAGCTCTTCTTCGTCGAGTTCTTCGAGCAGTAGCAGTTCTTTTTCGAGCAGTAGCTCGTCATCGAGTTCTTTCTCAAGCAGCAGTAGTTCATCTTCGAGCAGTAGCGCCACAACAGTTGTTATTAGCTTAAAGACAGATTTATGGGGAGTTGATTTTACACATTCTTCTTCGAGCAGCTCAAGCTCTTCAAGTTCTTCAAGCAGTAGCTCAAGTTTTTCGTCGAGCAGCAGCTCATCGAGTAGTAGTTCAAGTTTTTCGTCGTCGAGTAGTAGCTCGTCGTCGAGCAGCAGCAGCTCCTTTTCGAGCAGCTCAAGCAGTAGCAGCAGTTCTTTCTCAAGCAGCTCAAGCAGTAGTTCATCGTCGAGCAGTAGCAGTTCTTTTTCGAGTAGCTCAAGCAGTAGTAGTAGTTCTTTCTCAAGCAGCTCAAGTAGTAGCAGCAGCTCTTTCTCGAGTAGCTCAAGCAGTAGCAGTAGCTCTTTCTCAAGTAGCTCGTCGAGCTCATCATCGAGTAGTAGTAGTTCATCTTCGTCAATGTCAAGCAGTAGCTCCTCGAGCCGCTCAACATACCCCATGGGTGTTATAGCTTCGTTTGAAGAAGAGACAACGGATTACAAGTTTAAAAATCAAACACATGGCCTTGGGTTTGAAGATAAGACGCAAGACTTTAAATTGAAAGATCAGACATCAAGCTTAGATTTTGAGAATCAAACAAAGGAGTTCAAAATGAAGGGAGAATCAAATGCCTAATAGAAAGCATCAATACTACATTGGTGATAAAATTACATTCAGGGGCGTCTTTAAAGTAGACGGTGTTGAACAAGAACCTGATGCAGGATCAGCTCTTGCTGAGATATGGAAGAGAGGCGATACAACAACGGCTGTGCAGGCAAGTACGGCGGCAACAATCGTGAGTAATCAGATACAATATGCTTACACGACAACAGAGGAAGGATCTTTTCAGATAAACTTAACCGCTGAATATGAAACCGCCGCTGATAAAAGAACAGGTGTAATTGAATTTACAGTCAAACAACGAAAGGCATACTAATGGCAAAGAACGTAAGCGCAAATTCACTGGCTAATCTACGAAAGCCAAAGCAAAAAAAAGAAGGTTACGGACACAAGTATTCTATACCGCAGGAGAAGATCGACGAGCTCTTTGTGTGTGTTGCTGAGGGACTACCTTTAAAAAAAGCAGCTGACCGGGTTGGCATTTGTTTCGATACGGCTAAGAAGTATTTCGAAAAAGGCGATAGTCGGCGAGGCATTAAGCCATTAAAATATCGCTTAGAGGTTTTTCAAGATCGTTCGTTTGAAAAGTTGAATGTTATTTGTCAAGAGCAAAGAAGCAAACACTTACGTACTGTCTGTGAGTTGATTGATAAAGTAGAGAACGGATTGCTTGGGTATTCTTACATCGATGATGAAGGTAACGAAGTTAAGATTGATGGGCAGCTTGGAAATTTAAAAGTGTCTGATTACGAGAGATTAGTTAAGTTGCAAATGTTTTTAATGGGTGGAGTCACCTCGCCTGAAACAGAGTCAACGACAAAGATATTAACAGCAGAACAAATAGCAGGAAATTAATATGGTTGATATTATTATAAAAAAACCATTTGAACGCATCGACTGGAAAGATAAGCTTGGTCGATTGAGTCCTAAAGATGCACAAGCCTGGCAGATCGCTGAGTACCGCCGGTGCGTTGAGGACATACCTTATTGGTTTCAGCAGTACGTATGGACAGTAAACACTAGAAAAACTCCGCCCGTAATACCATTTGTATTATATGACTTCCAAGAGCACCTCATTAAAGAGTTAGGTCTTTTTCATGACATCTTCATTGAGAAGTCAAGGCAGATGGGAATTTCTTGGACCATTATGGGTTGGGAATTACATCAAGCATTATACACTGAAGGGTACACTGCCCTTAACGTATCGCGCAAAGAATCAGAAGTGCAGGACTCAGGGAATACCTTTCACGCATTGATGGGCAGGATCTTTTTCATTTACCAAAAGCTTCCTCCGTTCTTACGGCCACGGGTCCATAATCCTTTTTTAACATTTAAAGTATTTTCAACAAACTCAATCATCAAAGGTGAATCAGCTAATCCTAACGCAGGCCGTGATACAAACTACAAGTTCGTGTTACTTGATGAAGCCGGGCACATTAAATGTTTAGACGAAATGTGGAAAGGTGTTAGATCTTCGTCTGATGCGATCTGCGTTAACTCAACACCGCCTAAGGATGCTATTAATAATAAATACATGGAATTAAAAGATATGAAAGACTCAGGATTTAAGAGATTGAAATTTCACTGGAGTCAACATCCGGAAAAGGACGAGAAGTGGTTTGAGAAAAATACAGCTTCGATGACCGATGAAGAGATCGCGCAAGAGCTTGAAATTGATTATGATAAAGCACAATCAGACAGGTCGTATCCTGAGTACTCAGATGACATGCACTTACTTAATCATAAAGTATACATTAATGCTGCAATGCCGTTGTATTGCTTTATGGATTTTGGGTTAGCCGGTGAGGTTCATTTATGGGCGCAGCTTGATAAAGACCAGAGAATGTTTATACTGAAGTATGATATATATAAGAATTTATTAACTCATGAACTATATAATGCAATGCTTAAGTCTTTAAACGAATTAGGGTATAGGCGAGGAGTCGAAGAAATCGTATTTATCGGAGACGTTGCTGGTGACAAAAGAATGCGCAGTAATAAGCTAAGCGTGATTGATGAATATCGAAGAGCATCAAATGGTAAAATAAAGATAAAAACAAAGTCGATGGATAATTACCATAAGATGCGTTGTGTGAAATCAAGACTCAAAACATTTATTAGCGGCAGGCCACAGTTAAATATTTCTAAAGAACCATCATGCATACGTTTCTCTCATTGTATGAAATATTTAAGTTTGAATAAAAAACGCACTGATCATAAAGATAATAAATACACACACGCCGTTAATGCTTTCGAGTACGGCGTTAATCATTTACTCCCTGTCAAGAGAGCAGCAGCGATCGTCGTTGGTGTTGACCCGGGAAGTAATAATATAAACAATAAAAACAACCGACACGTTTCTGCGACAAGCGTTGTTGACTCTCACAGAATTAACAGAAGGAGTTCGATATGGCATTAAAGAAAAAGAAGACAAGCAAAGGAGCTACAGGGAACCCAGAGGCTGAAGGTAGTGATCGCCCTATGAAGGAGTCTTACAACTCGCGTACACGACAAGCAGCGCGAGTTGCTAAGCGCGTTCAAGAAGCATATCCTATGGTTGGTGGAAACTCAGGGCAAGACGCTCAATGGAGAAACATTTCATCAAATAATAGTCCGCGCGATTTAAACCCGCTGACTCAAGACAGGATGCGTGACATCGCTTTTTATTTATACGACTCCAATCCTATGGGGCACCGAATCATAGAAATTATGACTGACTTTGTTGTTGGTGACGGGTTTACTTACAAGGCAGAGGACGATGATGTGCAGGAAGTAATTGACAGGTTCTGGATGGATAACGAGCTTGATGAGCAATTGTTTACAGACATCGCTGAGCTATCGTTGTTTGGTGAATTATGCCTTCCTGTCTCGGTGAATAAAATAGACGGCTCAGTTACTTTAGGCTATTTAGAGCCTGCGTTGATTAAAAGCGTTGTCAAGAATAAGAAGAATCCCCGCTTTAACGCTAAGGTGAGATGGCAGAAACCAAGGCATGGATCTACCATTAATGTATTTGATATTATCCAACGAGACACGAAGCCTCGTTCAGATACATACAATATACGCGTCGGTGATTGCTTTTACTTCACGATCAATAAAGTGCACAGCGCTACACGCGGACGCTCAGATTTATTAGCGTTAGCCGATTGGCTTGATGGCCATGATCAGTTTTTATTTGCAAGGCTAGAGCGTGCTTTCATTTTGAATAATTTCATCTGGGACATTACTTGCGAGGGCATGACGAAAGAAGAGCTTATCGAATTTGTCAGCACTATTGGTGTCTTAAAACCGGGATCTATTCGCGCTCATAATGATAAGATTAAATGGGAAGCGGTGAACCCTAAACTTGAATCAGCAGACGCTTCTCAAGAAGCTCGTTTGTTTAAGAATCAAATACTGGGCGGTGCGGGTTTTCCTGAACATTGGTTTGCTGAAGGCTCTAAGACGACTCGAGCAACGGCATTAGAAATGGGCTTACCAACGTTGAAACGTTTACGATCACGGCAAAAGAAAATAGTGTTTATGTTGAAACATATCCTTGATTTTGTTATTGACCAGGCAGTATTGAAAGGAACGCTGTCTGAAAAGGTTAATAAAAAATATGTCCTAGCTCCTTCACCTATTGTTTCGCGTGACAATAAAGCAATGGCTGCAGCAGTGAAAGACTTTACTGAAGGAATGGGTGCAGCGGTCCGGAATAAGTGGGTTACAAATCAAGGGGCTGCTAAGGCATTTAAGTTATTATTAGCACAGATTGGCGCTGAGTTCGACGACATTAGCGATGAAAGTAACGTCGGTGAAATGCCTGATATTGAAAAAGTTGAAAAGGTTGAACCAAAAGGGGAGGAAAAAGATGAGTGAGTTTCTGGGTAGGCAATGCAACGAAGAGCAGAAAACGTTTTTCACGTCTCTTAACGAGACAATCAAAGAAATAGGGAACGCTGATTTTAAATCGCTTGACTTTGTGGTTGATTTTTTTAACGAAGATAAGCAGAAAAAAAGGTTAGCCGAGCAGACACTCGTTAACGTTAAGGCTGCGCTAGAGTTATACGCGCAGAAGCGTCGCGGCGATGAAGTGGAGCTTTCTTTTGAGGCTATCAAGCATAGCGCTTATAACGCTATAAGCGGCGCTGTGGCCCTAGGCGTTACCTTGGAGGCATCTAAGCTTCCTGCGTTCTCGCAAGAGCTCCTGGACGAGTATGTGAGTGTCGTTGATGGTGTAGCATGTATGAAGGAAAGTGTTTCTCAGGTAATACAGTATGTGTATTATAAGCAATGGTGGAAAAGCATCATCACTGAGTCGGTTCTTTCAAATGACTTCGTATTAGCGACAAGCATTGATTGTAATTTCGTCATTAATCAAGACTTGCTTGAGGAATCCCAAACAGAACCAAGCTTCTATATTAAGAGCGGGAATTTGCGCGAAAGTATTTGCGAAGAAATTGAGTTCGTTAAAGCAGGACATAGCCTCAATGCTTCTGCTAACCCATCATGGATAAAGCGTTTAGACGCTGGGCAGGTAGCAATAGTCGACGTCAATGCATGCGAAAAAAAATTGGAATTCGCTGGCGGATTACTGGAAGGATCGTACACGGCGACACGTAAAGACGAGAACTCAGATTTCTGGAAAATTGTAAAAAATATAAAAAAGGCTTGACTTTTTGTAAAGAATATGCATATATTAGTATAGTTGAATAAAGATTTGTAAAAAAATAATAGTCGTGGCCGACTTCAAAATAGCTTATCATATAGACGATTACCTGAGGAGCCACGATGGATTTATTTAAACAAGTTCTTTTGACGCCATTGCTTGAAGCAACCGCAACAGGAGATGTCTGGAAAGTAATGATCATCGAGGAAGGCTTGTCAAAGAATGGCAAGTATTATTCCGAAGAAGTATTACGAGAAGCCGCTCATTTATTTGAAAACTCAAAGGTTAATTTTTACGAATGGAAAGGTGGTGAGTTTAACCATCTTCCTATGGCTATTGAAAATATACGCCCTGAGGGTTTCCCTCTTCAAACCGCTGGCGTGTTAAAAAATATCAAGTTCGAAACTACAAAAAATCAGGGCCGTGAAGTTCGAGGCCTTACCGCAAAACTTCATTTCTTACAAAGCAGCAAAATCAATCAATTAAAATCACTGCTTGCCTCTGCGTGGAACAAAGGCTTAAAGAATCTTTTAGGCTTATCTATTAACGCTGAAGGCTCGCAATTAATGAAGATGCTTAATGGGGTTCCTGTGCAAATAGTGCAGGCAATTAAGCGGGTATTCAGCACTGACTTAGTTACACAGCCAGCAGCTGGAGGTTCTTTGTTATCTCTGATAGAAAGTATTAATAACCAAGAAGGAGGAGAATTACAAATGTTTAAAAAATTGCTCGCGGCATTAAAGAAAAAGTATTCAAAAATGTTTGAGGCTGTTGATGTACAGAACATCAGTGAAGAGGAACTTATTGGCATTCTTGAATCCGCTATTAAAGGTGGAGAGAAAAGCCTTGAAAGTATCACATTGCTTACAAAAGCAAAGAAGTTTGAAGAGGCATCTAAGTTGATCGAAGAGGAAAAAGTTGAAGATCCTAAACCTGAACCTAAGGTAGAAGATCCTAAACCTGAACCTAAGGTAGAAGATCCTAAGCCTGAGCCTAAGGTTGAAGACGCTGTTAAAGAAGGTTTGGCAGCTATTGATGCGAAGGAAAAAGCTCTTGATGCGAAGATGGCTAAGCAAGACGAAAAGCTTGCGTTGAATGAATCAAAGGAAATACTTTCAGAAATGTTGCACGCAAGTAAGCTTCCGATTCCTGTTCGCGCAAAGATTAAATCAAGGTTTGCCGACCGTGTTTTTGAAGCCGCTGAATTAAAAGCAGACATTAAGCTTGAACGAGATACTCTTGCGAAGTTAGTTGAGAGTGAGAATTTAGATTTTGGTGATCTCGGTGAAGGCTCATTTGAGCTGCGCACGCCAACAGATAAGTTGCAGGCATCGCTTGATCTTATGATTGGTTACGAGCCGAAAGACGACGAAAAAGAACAGTATGATGGCATTGATGCCTTTAGTGGTTTGAAAGAAGCATATGTTGCTTATACTGATGACCCAACGATCACTGGTCAAATGGGACCTGCGGCAATTAGTCGTTTACAAGAAGCAGCAGCGACGTCTAACTCTTTTTCCTATGCCCTCGGGTATACGATTAATAGAAAGATGCTTCCTGAGTACCAAAAAATTCCTGAGCTGTGGCGTGAAATTGCTACGACCACACCAGTTAAAGATTTTAAAATGCAAGAGAGAATCCGTTGGGGAGGCTTTGGTATTCTTCCTGAAGTGCAGGCAGCTCGTACTTCTCAAGGTACGCCAGTTGACTCAGCAAGCATTAGCTATACGGAACTTGGTTTCCCAGCTGATGAAGAAGCAACTTACGCCATCGGTACTAAAGGTGGTAAGGTAACGCTTACTCGTAGAATGATCATCAATGATGACCTTAAAGTTCTTCGCGCTATTCCTAAGAAATTAGGTTCAGCCGCTGCTCATACATTGAATCAGTTTGTCTTTGATCTCATGTTGGGCATGTCTTCAGGTACCATTAACGGTGCATCGATGTATGATAGTGTTGCATTATACGCAACAGACCATAGAAATTACAGAACGACAGCTTTAGGTTATGATAACCTCAGCTCTCTTGTTCAGGATATGTGGTTTCAAGTAGAAACAGGCGCAACGACGACTGCTAATGATGGCACGCTCGCCGAATCTGATACGACATTCACTGTGACTAATGGCGCGATTTTTAAAGCCGGCGACATGTGTCTTTGCGAAGGTGAATTAATGCGTATTACCAGTGTTGCGACGCATGATCTTACCGTTGCTCGTGGACAATATGGAACGACTGACACCTCGCATGCAGATGCTAAGACAGTCTACTTGGTAACTCGTTTCTTAGGGCTCGATCAGCCTAAGCTTTGGGTTCCTCGTTCGCTTTATTCAACTGCTATGCAGCTTCGTGACTCAGTGCTCAATCCTGAGAACGCAGAGAACGGCGTTAACACGCTTAAAGGTCAGTTTAATTTAATGAGTCCTTGCCCTTACTTGCAGGGTGATGAAAATAACTATTTCTTATCGTCTCCTGTTGATAAGTTGGCCGGTATTGAAATGGGCTTTTTGAATGGTAAAGAAGCACCAGAGCTCTTTGTTCAAGATAATCCTGTTGTCGGTACAGTGTTTACAGCCGATACGATCACTTACAAGGTTCGTCATGAATACGGCGGTTGCGTAACTGATTATCGTCCATTTGCTGCTTCAATTGTAGCGTAAGCAGATTAATAACCCTTAATGGCGATGGCTATGGCGCTTCGGCGCCATAGCACAGCTGTTAAGTTGTAAAATACTTAATGTTAAGGAGGAAATGATGTCAAAGATGTCCCGCTTTAAATACCATATTGCTGAAAAGCGAGGTACAGCCTACACGATTGCTGCGAATACTACACTCACTGCTGCGAACATTCTGCAAGATGGTTATGGTTTTATAAAAATTAACGGTGCCTATACGTTAACCCTTCCCGTTGCTTCGTCGTTTCTTAAAGGAATAGTTCTTATTATCGCTGGAAATAACGGTTCCTCAGCTGTCACTGTAGCTGCTGGGTTTGGCGGTGGTGGCACGAGTTTTGATTCAGTAACCATAGGCGCTTACAACACCATAAAAGTATGGTGTGATGGTTCTAACTGGCACGCATGTGGCGAGTCAGTAACTGCTTAAATACCCTTAATGGCGATGGCGACAAGCACAGCTGTTAAGTTGTAAAATACTTAATGTTAAGGAGGAAATGATGGGAAAGAAAACGGCTTTTGAGTATATGATCGCGCAGAAACGTGGCACTAAGCTTACGAAGGCAGCCGATTACGCGTTAACACAAAACAATATCTTAATCGATGGTTATTCATTTATTTCGTTATCAGCGAATGTAAAGTTAACCTTACCTGCAGCTAGTGCAGCCTTAGCTAGAGCAAGTGTGTATGTCGCAACAACTAGCCAGGGTTACGTATACGTTGCCGCCGGTTTTGGTGGTGGTGGTGCGAGTTATGACTCGGTTAGTATTGGTAAGTATGAAATGGTTGAGTTCTGGTGTAGTAACGAGTCAACACCTTATTGGTATGCATTGTCGGTTTCAGTTGCT